CATAATCCATACCAACTCTTAATTCTTTAATTAATCCTATATTTATACCTTTTCCACCAACACCTGGTACCCAATTTGGTATTTTTATTTTATTTAATCCTTTGATAAATCCATTTATAATATCAATAATAAAATTAATTGGTGCTTTAAAAATATTACCTAAACCTTGTGCTATATTTTTAAATATATTTTTTACATTTTCCCATGCACCTTTCCAATTTCCAGTAAAGACATTTTTAATAAAATCAATTATATTATTAAAAACATTCATTACTACTTGTACTTGATTTCTAATATACTCAAATGCTCCACCTAAGCTTGCTTTTATTACTCCAGCAATAACACTAAATGCTAATTGTAAAGGTGGCAATATAAGCTCTAAAATTACTTTAAGTAATGTTATTAGTGGAGGTAGTATTAAATTAATTAAATCTATTAAAGGCTTTAAAAGTTCTACAAACAATTCAATAAATGGAGATAACAAATCCAAAATAGGTTTTAGTAATGGCAACAACGGTTCAATTAACTTTAATAATATTGGTAAAACCATTTCTACTATTTGTAATATAGGTGGTAATAACATTTCTAACAATTGAATTATTATTGGTAATATTGCTTCTATCAATTTTGAAATAAAAGGCATTATTTTATTAAATAACTTGAGTAATATTGGAAATATTTTCTTTGCTAATTCAATTAGTGGTGGCAATAATCCTTTTAATAAATCACTTAAAACTGGAGCTAATTCAGTAAATAAACTCTGAATTGTAGGTAAATTTTTAATAACTAAGTCTAAAACTTCTTGAATTACTGGAAATAATGCACCACTTATATTATTTAATATTCCACCAATTGAAGATTTTATATCAGCCATTGTATCTCCAAATTTTACTCCTGCTTTAACAGATTTTTCACTCATTACTATTCCGAGTTTATCAGCATTATCTTTTAAAGCTTTTATTCCATTTGAACCCTCAGCTAGTAATGGTTTCATATCAACAAACGCTTTACCAAATAATTCAGTTCCCAAAGCTGTTGTTTCTGCTGTATCTCCCATATCAGCAAGTTTGTTTAGAACATCATTATAAATATCAGTAGAACTTCTCATATTACCATTGGAATCTCTAACTGATACACCTAATTTTTCAAACATTTCACTTGATTTTTTATTTCCAGTAGCAACTTCGCTCAATCTTTCATTCATTTTCTTAGCAGATTTTTCTAAACTTCCAAGCTCTATACCAGATTGACCTGCAGCATATTTCAATCTTTGTAATTCTTCAACATTTATTCCAGTTCTTAAGCTTGCTTTATCAAATTGATCAGCAGTATCTGCTGATTTATTTGCCATAGCTGTTAAACTTCCAACAATAGCACTTCCAGTTCCTACAACTGCAGTACCTATTTTCACTGCTGATTTTGCTACTTTTCCAAATTGTTCTTTAAAACTACTAGAAGCAGATTTAGCTGTTTTAATAGTTTCATTTATTTTTTTTCTTGAATCGTTATTATCAATAATAATTTCGCCAAATAAACTGAATAATTTTGCCATAATCTACCTCCTATATCATTCCATAATCTTTTAATATTTCTTCTCTACTTCTCATATGTTTATTGATAGGTTCTGCTTCTAATTCACTTGTTTCCCCAGATATATATTTAAATATTTCATATATTAATTTTGGTATTTCTTGTTCTTTTTTAATTCCATAATTTATACAATTATTTAAAAGAGAAATTGGTTTATTTTCAAAAAAAGCAATCCCCCCATAATACTTATATAAAATGTGTAGGATCATTGGTGTTCCAAGTCCTACATTTATGATAAAAAATCTCTTACACCATCAATATTTAATATTTCTTTAAATATACCTATAGCATTTTCTTGTTTTGCTTCTTCTATAGAAATATTTCTATATTTAGAAATTAAGTCATAAACCTCTTCTTTTACTTTATATAATTTAGTGAATATTAAAATAATAACTTCTTGCCCTAATCTTTCTAAATCCTTTTTTTCGTCTCCTGTAGTTACTTCTAATTGTTTTAATTCATTAGCAATACCCATTTTATCTATAATTTCACTTAAAGACATAATTATTTCTGTTGATATTTTTTCCATTTTTCTCCTCCTAATAAAAAATAGTTGGTTCTAGCCAACTATTGGGTTTGTGTCGGCATCTTTAACGCTCCAAATTGGATCATCTGGATTTGTATAATCATAATGACCGATAAATTCTAAATTATGCTCATTTTCTGCTTTTGATGTGGCTTTGAAACCAAATGCTCCCTCATGCATTGGATTTTTTAAAGTTAATATTTTAAATTTTCCATCTAATGTTTTTGTTATTATTGCCACATTTTTTAAATAATTATCTTCTTTAATTAATCCAAATTCACTTTGTTTGATTTCTTTTGTTGTTTGTTCTAATTTTGAATTAGGAATTGCAAGTTTTAAAACTTCTTGACTACAATCAAGTGAGGCAACCTTTAATAAAACATCTTCACCATCTTTAACCTGTAATCCTTTTGTTTTTCCTTTTCTTCCGTCATATTCAATATCTCTAATTGTAGGTGTTGCAGTAAATTCTGCTCCACCTCTTGTAGGACCTAGAACTTTCTCTGAGGTTTCTCCTAAATCAAGAACTACAATACCTTCATCAATTTGAATTTTTTCTGTTTGAGCTTTTGTCAATCTAATTAATCCCATATTTAACCTCCTATATTAAATATTCTTGCAGTCAATGACACTTCTCTAATTATTAAATCTTGTTCTATTGATTTAACACTTCGTGAGTTGTCCCAACCTATATGAAATGCAATAGTATCATCAATATAATGATATCTATCTAATTGCTTTTCTAAATTTTGCATTATATCTTCAGATATAATCTTTGATAATTCATTATTGTATATCTCAATAGTAAACATTATTGTTTTTCCCATATCTAAATCATTGATATTTATCGTTGGAATAACACAAAATGGAAATGATGCACTGCTTGGAACTTCTTCGTAATAACAAGGATAAATTTCATTGATTTTTTCTATAATTTTTTCTAAAAATAAACTAACCAACTTCTTCCTCCTCATAATCAACATCAACACTCATTCCTGCTTCTATCCTCATTTGTTCTATTGCTTGTAGTGCTTCGTTTTCGCATTCTTTTATCTTATCAATATTACTGAATACTGTACTTCTTAATAAATCAACACCTTTTTCACCTGGATGTTTCACCTCAAAACCAAACTTTCTACCTTTATAATCTTTTAATTCATAACTTAAAAGTTTAATTATAGATTTGCTCTTTTTTTGTTTTGTCTGAATAATATGAGATGAGACACCAAATTCTAACCAAGATGGATTAACAAAATATTTAATGCCATACTTCTTTTTCATATTCTTACGAGTAAGATATCCTAATTCCATAAAAGGTATTCCACTTTCTTTATCAACTTTAATTCGTGCTTTCACGGCTTTCGCCATATTTCCAGTATGTTTATGTTTAGCATTTAAATCATCTTGTATTGTTTTAGTTACTATTTTTCCAGCTTCACGCAATCCTTTTCTCGATAATTTTTGCATTGTTTTAAAAGTTTCAGTAGATCTATCAATAAATTCTATTTTAGGGTCTTTACTCATTATCAATTACCATAGATGTTAATATTATTTCACTAATATCTTCTTTTTTATAAAATCTTATAACTTTATAAAGTTTATCTTGATACTTAAAATGAGTTACATCATCTAAATCAACTAATCTCAACTGAACTTTTATTTCTGGTCTTAATCCAACACTTTGAGCTTGATAAAATTCTGTGTATCCTATTGATTTGACATTACATAATACTTTTTCTTCTTTGTATGATATTCTTGGTCTTTTTAATTTATCTAAAGTTTGAATTTCTTTACATAAATAGCCTACATCTTTGAAAAACATACTATTAATCCTCTTCTTTATAAACTATTGCTAAATGTTGTTTAAGTAATTTATAACTTTCTTTAAACTTTTCAGAATCAGGATTATCATAACCAAAACTTGCTTTAACATATTGTTTTATTGCTTGAATTATCAATGGATCATCTTCTTTAATTAAAGATTTAGCAATGCCAGATATTTCTAAATCTTTTTTACAAGAATTTATTTCATCTTGTATCTCATTATCGTAAGCATCATTACTTATTCTTAATGATAGTTTTATTTTTTCTAACATTGCTATCTCCTCCTATTATTTCTATGCACCTTTTTTGATTTGAACAAATGCTTCTTCTATCGCGGGTTTACCATCAAAAATTGCAACACCTAAATATTTATAACTATTTGTGTCAATATCATATGCACTCTTAACATTTACATCTTCTGCTAAATTTGCAACATATTTTTTCATATTCCCTAAATATGCTTCAGTATCTACAATTGAATCATCAAGTGATACTTCATATGAATATACGTAGTATTTTCCATCTACTATTCTTACTAATTCATTTTTAGCGTTATCTTGTAATGGTAATAATTCATTAAATAAGAATTTCTTATTCATATACATTTTTGCACCTGCATCATATCCAGATGGTAATAATCCAACTGCTTTTCTTATTAAATCTGATGTTATTGTTGTTGCTTTTGCTTGATTAGATGCATTATAAGCTATTTTTGTTATTCCTTTAGCTTCTCCATTTCCAGTACCATTGAAAATTAAATTTGATAATTTCTTAGCAACCATTTCTGCAATCATATCTTCTAACCAAGTTTCAAATGAATCGATACTCATAGTTTTTACACTGTCTGATATTTGAATTTTCTTTGTAACTTCATATCCAGCTAAACTTACTTCTACTAAAGTATCATTATCTGAATTAATTGAAGCATTTTCTCCATGCTTATTTGCTTCAGTTTTTACTCCCTCTACTGCAAATTTTACATTTCCCTTTGTTTTTAATAATGTAATATCATTTAATACTGGTGCTATCGTTGTTATTTTTTTTATAATTTCTT